CATCTCGGTGAAATATAATGCCCGAATTGATGATAAGAAAACTGGAATACATTCTCTCTTCCTCCCAATCTTTCTCGAGGTTCGTCTTGATAAAGATACTGCTGATCATTCAAAGGATATCAAATGAACATTTATGCAAAGAAAGGAACCAAGGTTGTATTCAAATTTCCAGAGAATGGATATCCTTATGAACGGAAAACAGCAGAGAAATACCTTCGGGTCGGAGAAACATATACAGTAGAAAGTGTGATAATTGATTCATGGGTGTCCTCCGTCGAATTACAAGAAATCCCAAATGTTCGGTTCAACACCGTGCACTTCGCACACTTAGTAGACGTTTCCGAAGAACAAAGCCTTACAAAACAAAACGAATTATTGCGCAAGACTTGTATCGAATTAACCGAGGAGAATATCCGTCTTAATAGGGAAATTGACCTTCTCCGAAAAGATGGACCAGTAGGATATGCTTCTTGGTATGATGCAGCAGTTGCAGAGAGAAACCGTCGGGTTTCTGTTGAAGAACAGCTGAAATTAATCAAGGAATTACTCGATGAATGATAGATGTTTTATCGTCGCTGGCACATATGATGAATATAAACAATTCCTCAAGAAGTTTCGGAAGGAAGGTGAGAAATATACTTATGTTTCATCTGTCGAATGTATAAGAGGACTCGAAACAATCAGAGGATTTAAGTATGGTTCATGGACGTATCGTTCAGATATCAAGGAAATCGAAGAGCAGATAATGATTATTAAGACCAAAAATATTCTTGCCGGATATAACGCAAATGTAGCGACCGTCGATATACTTAAAGATCGACCGGTCGAAGAGGTTAAAGTTAATTTTAAAGTCTATTTTGATTCTCTAAAAGATTATAAGATCGATTATAATCTATAAATAAAGAATCTGCCGAAAGGCAACCTACAATATGAAGATGCGTTGTACGTGGGTGCGAAGCCCACCTGCTCCACCAAAAGCATCTTAGATTAGACCCAGCTGAATGATCTATTCTAGACAGGCTCCCGCTACGAGCTTCTAGGGTGTTTTTAATGGGGCAGATTTAGATTCGCCAGCGTGTAATATTATTGTAGGGGATCGTCACCAGATAGACGTTAAAAGTGAAATTAAAGTAAAAGCAGCAAATGATGCTGAATATCAGGATGTACGTCTAGCGGCGTAAGACCTGGTTGGGGTTCAATGAGTCTTTCCTTATTAACCAAAAGACTCTTCAATTTTGATCCTGCTGTTCGTAATAACTTACATCGAGTCTGAGTCGATGAAGAAAACATTATAAACAGACCTACCTATAATATAGGCTGAAGTCACAAGGGTGTGTGATAGGATCAACTCTTTCCTAAGGTATCTAAAATGTATAGATTTGTTATTGCACTTCTACTTCTTTTATTCTTAATGGCTCTTGTAGCCGGTCCTATCGTAAATTACGAACACAACAAGCACAGAGCAGAATTTGTCATCATCGAAACTCCTGAGATGGTTGCTCAGCGCCTTGCTCTAGAAGCACAAAGAAATAGACAACTAACATGCCTTGCTAGAAACATCTACCACGAAGCAAGAGGAGAAGGGGAATCGGGAATGAGAGCAGTAGCAACTGTTACTCTGAATCGCTCAAAAAGCTATGAATTCCCCCACGATCTATGTGATGTTGTCTTCCAAAAGTTCCATAAGAAATGTCAATTCTCTTGGTATTGTGATAAAAGAATTGGTCAAATTGTCGATACCAATTCGTGGAACACCTCGATACGGATTGCTAGAGAAAGTATGGACGGAAAAACAATTGACATCCTCGATGATGTAGTGTATTATCATAGCACTAAGGTTAAACCTCATTGGAACAAGAGATTTGTTGTTCAAATCGGTAATCATAAGTTCTACAAAGAGAAGGTATAATATGGAAGGTGTATTGATTGGCGGTGTCGGATTAGTTTATTTCGGTACTGCTATTTCTTTTCTATGTAAAGGAAATTATATGATGGGGATAGTGTATGCCGGTTATTCTCTATCGAATGTCGGACTCTATATGTTAGCAGTGAAAGGGACTTAATTATGACATTCACAGAATCAGAAGCAAATAACATAAACGCTGTCAAACAAACTCTTAAAGTTTTCGTCTGTGATATTATTAAGAGTGATTTCGGAACTAAAATATTTGATTTGGTGGAATCTTATTGTTTTATTTCTGGTGGTTCTATTGCTTCTCTTCTTAATTGTGAAGAACCTAATGATTATGACATATATTTTAAAGATGTAAATTCTGCAAAACTTGTGAGAGATTCGATACTAGATTATCACCATAATCTTATTGCAAAATTCGATCCCAAATACGCAACCGCGGGTAATGAAAAGATTATTACCCAAAATGCTATCACTATGAAAAATCGAATACAGTTCATGTCTTCTATTTGGGCAGGTCAGCCTCTAGAAATTACAAAAACTTTTGATTATCTTCATTGCACCCCCTATTACGATTTTGCATCTAATAACCTCTTTATATCTGAGAAAATTTATAGAGCCATTAAAGATAAAAAGTTATACAATAATGGTAATAATGAGCCAAAAGCGAATCGCAAATTAAAATATTTGCACAGAGGATGGAAACCGGTAGAGACAGATACAAATCATTACAAAGAAATTTATAGCCCAGCATCAGCTGTCGCAATTTCGACACTAGCCTCGCAGGTTACTTCAGCGCATGCTGCATTGAATGAACATATATCGGGTTTGCTCGATGAAATGGCGCACGATTACGTTCGTCTTATTAACAAAGGAAACCTATGGAACAAGTAATTGATTTGAGAAATATAAGCGAGAAAGAGAAGAGCTCTTTCTCACAAACGATAGATGATCTTGTTTGGTCTGAAGATATTTCCTATATCGAAGCAGTGACATATTATTGTGAAAGTGTAGGAATGGAAATTGAGGTGGCAGCACTACTTGTCGGTGACTGGCTCAAGAGTAAAATCGAGGGCGAAGCAATCCAAATGAAATATCTTCCTAAGGGTTCGCAATTACCGCTATGATGCAAAAGAGTATAGATTGATTGAACGGGTATGAAGCATGTTCTACCTATCTGACGGTAAAGCTACACTTCAATAGCTACTACGACTTCTTTAAATATCATGGGAAGTCTCGCACTTCTGTATCTGCATTTGACAGAAGAAAAGACAAATATCTATTCCATAAGATAGCTAGAGAATTAAATGAGCAGGAGTATCAACACACTCTTGCTATCATGTTCTTTACTAGAGATAAGGTATTCTCTTCGGATATTCTAGATCCAGAAACTACAAGAAATTATAATGCTGATATTGTTTGGAGAAAGTTCTGGAAAGATAATTTTACCAACGATCTAAAAACTATTGGTAATTTCGAGTCTGCTATTAAATGTAAGAACGGACAATATTCGGAAATAATAACTCTTGTATTTCAGGAAGAAATAAGTTATAATACGTTGTTCATTTTAGAACAACACTTGAAGTTGGTCACAACATGGAATAACATTCTTAAAGGAGATTTTATATGGGATTCGTATTATAAGAAATTTAAGAAATATGAACCCTTTTTCGATAATTGTTTTATTCCGATCGGTTCGGTCCAATCTAAATTCGAACTTCTAGGATATTTAAAAACGTAGAAAAATAAGACATATATACTACGTCATGATGCATACGTGGATACAATATACAAAATAATCTAATATACGAGGATACAAATATATGAGCACACTAAGCGCACTTAAAAACAAATCAAATAGTCTGAACAAACTCACCAAGGCTCTAGATAATCTTTCTTCTAATGGTAATAAGAAAGACGAACGTCTATGGAAGCCTGAAGTGGATAAAGCTGGGAACGGTTATGCTATTATTCGTTTTCTGGATACTCCGCAGGTAGATGGTGAAGATGGTATGCCCTGGGTACAGATTTTTTCCCATTCGTTCCAGGGACCCGGTGGTTGGCTGATCGACAATTGCCCGACTACTATTGGACAATCTTGCCCCGTTAACATTGCTGTTGCAGCATAAGCGGCTTCGATAGGTAACTATCGTCGAATAATTTTGTGAATTGCTGGAAAATCTAAGTTCGAGAAGAATCATATTTTATAAATACTTATATGTCAAATAAATAGGTAGTTGTAGAATGTTATATGATAAATCCGAGCACATAGTAGTCGAAAGAATAGAGTTTAATGGTAAAAGAGATATACCGAAAGGAAAGTTTTATTGTATATTGAATGGGAAGACATACGATTCCGCATTCGGATTAAATAATGCAATAAAACCGCATATAACGATGAAGCAATACTATATCGAATATTATGCGACGGAAGAAGATCTTCTTCCGTGCTCTATTTGCGGTGTAGGTGATAGAATATTTAAAGGTATACTTGTTGGGTTTAGGGATTTTTGTTCTCGTTCTTGCGCTAATAAAAGGGAAGATAAAAGGGATAAAATTTCCAAACGGTTTTTAAATAACCCAGAAAAGTTGGAGTCTTTTCGCGAAAAGAAAAG